ACTTTTTCAATGTATTCACGCATGAAGCTGTCTTCTGGCATTTTTTCCATGTCGTCCATTCCGCCCATGTCGTCATCACCCATGTCGTCCATTCCGCCCATGTCGCCGCCTTCTTCGTCACCCATTAATGCTTCAAATTCAGCACGTAGGTCGTCAAGTGCATCTTCAAGGTCAACTACGCGATCTTCAATATCGCCTTCGCCGCCCATGCCTTCTTCGTCACCTTCGTCGCCGCCTTCTGCGTCGATGTCATCTACAAAGTCGTCACCGGCGTCGCCACCAATGTCACCTGTATCTTCTTCATCACCAGCTTCGGCAAACCCAAAACTTTCTTCCATGTCTTCGTCGTCTTTGTCTTCAGCTTCTTCTACAGCTTCATCATCTTCAGTTTCTTCTTCCTCTGTTTGGAAGTCGTCTGCTAAGATGTTTTCGTAGATTTCGCGGGATTTCTCAACTACTAGTTGATGGAAAAGCTCTTTGGCTTTGTCACTTTCTTCATTAACAAGATGCTCTAGCATCTGCTCGAACTTTGATCGATCAGTCATGTTTATCTCCTATGTTGTATTGCAAGGCTGTCAAATATATTTACACTTAATTGTAATAAATGGGGTATAATGGTGGAATTTTTACATATTTTAGAAAAAAATTTCTAAAAAATTGTATTTTTAATGTCAGGCAGGTGGAGCTGCCGGAGTCATGTACATTGATTGGACGAGTTCTAATTCTTTTTCTTGTTCTAGAATATGGCTCTCTGATGCTTTTCTAAGTTCATTTATTTGACGTAGAGTCAGTCTAGTCTTACGTGTGTCTTTACGTTTTAAGCTAGATGTATCGTGACCTGGCGAGTATTGCAAGTTGTTAGATATTGACTTCATATCTTTGTCAGCGTAAAATAATTCTCTAAGTATCATAATAATATTTATGCTGCAGGAGGTGCAGCCGCTGGCACTGGAGTTGCTGCACCTGGAACTGCTGCTTCACCTGGTGCTGCTCCAGCTTCTGGCGGTGCAGTATCATCTGCTAGGTCACCTAAATCACTTTCAATACCTGCTGAACTAATGCCGGCACCACGAAGCTCACCTGAGCTGTCAGTAGGAATAGCACTGCCTTTGCCGTTCTCTTCAGCCCACATTTTTTCATTTTCGGCCATCTCTTCATCACTCATACCTAAGAATCTTTTCATAGCAAATCGTTTGCTCATAAACGGAATCTGACTCATGGTCTGAAACTGTGGTACACGCTGTCCATCTAGTTCTGCTTGACGGTATGTGGCAAAGTTTTGCGGAGGTTGGAACTGAACTTCAAATAAACTTGAGTCAATATTAACACCACGCTCATACAAATATAACTTAAACTCTTGATCTATAACGTCTTGCATTAGACTTTGCAGGCGTTGGCAGTAGTTATTAAAACGTAGTTCTTGAATATATGCTGTGCCAACTCGCCCATCGTTATACTGCGCTTGGCTATCATCTGCACCAGTAGGCAGGTAGCTTGACGGAATTCTTAAACCACGGAATAACTTGTTGGTAAAATAGCGTAGATCGTCAATTTCACCTAGGTTAGTACCACCTGGAAGTGTTTCAACTTTTGATCCGCGACCTTCTGCTGTCTGCGGGAAGAAGTAGTCTTCGTTGATACTTAATGGGTTGTAAGCTGAGTCAATAACATTAGTACCACCACCTGTAGCACTTGGTAGTCTACGTTGATGAATCTCATTTTTAACACGCTCAACAAAGCTCATAGCCAAATGACTTGGCATGTTACCCACGTCAATATAAAAGATTCTACGTTCAGGAGCACGTTGTATACGATAGATTAGAATAGCATCTTCTAGTAATTCTTTTTGTTTAAAAACTTTAAAAATGTTTTCTAACAAGCTGTTACCAAATGGATAGTTGTTGTCAAGACCTTCTGATAAACTTAAATGAATTACATGTTTAGCTTCAATAGCTACTTCGTTTTGATTATTACTAAAGCGTGTGCCGTTACTAGCAGGATATGATCCTGCTTGTCCCCTAGCTGCGGCGCCACCTGCTACAAATGATGTTCCGCGATTATTACTATTCTGTTGGCTAGGGTTAATTGCTGTAACAACTAAGTTTTGAAAGTTAGGATTTAGGTCACGGATAACATACTGTTCAGGTGCCTTGCCTTCACTTTCGTTTACAATAATTTTAGTGATCTTGCCTGGATCAATGTAGGTCCACTTTTTGTTTTCAGGGTCACGAACAAAGAAGGCATCGCCGTATTTGAACACATTACGCACGATTCTAAAGATTCTAGTTTCAAATTTTTGTAGTTTACACCACTGCTGTAGGTACTCACGAAGGATAGCGATTTCGCTATTAGTGGCTTTGTTTCTGTAAAACAATGTAAAAGGAGTTTGATTTTCTCTGTTCTTTTGACTGCAGAACTCTGCAATAATATCTAGAGCAGCATTAACTTCACTGTCCATGTCCATAGTATCGTACTGTAAGTAGCGATCAATACGGTTAGGTGCACCAGTATAGACATCTGGCAAATAGGAACTATAGTTTGCACGAGCTGGCCCTGGGCGAGAAGCTCCATTAGCCATGGGACTATAGTTGCCAGATGTAGCATCAACAGCTACAGGTGTAAAGAATTTTTTCCAACTCATGTATTATCTCGCGTATACGTTATTGCTGCCACTTTTTGCAGCTTTGGCAACATCTCTACTACCACTTTCTGTGGTAGAGATAAGTTGTCCCATCTTAGTATTTAACGCATTTAAGCTCTTAACTACGTCGTCTAGAGTAGCTGTTTTTTCACCACCGGCAGCTTTTGTAGCGCCTTCTTTTGATTTGTCTGCTTCTGTACTTTGTTTAGCTATCTCAGCTTTCATCTTTTCTCTTTTCTCTTCAGCTTGCTCTGCTTCAGACTTTTCTGATTTCTTTTCCGGAACTGCTGCTGCAATTGATTTTGGCTTAGCAATAGGCAACCCACTTGAGCTTAAACTAAAGCTATCTATACTAATGCCGCGATCTAGTTTTGTAGGACTAGATCCTTGTACCATGCTTTGCATAGCATCGTTTGCTTGATTTTTCTTGATAGCACCATCAAGATCTCCAAACTCTGTATCTTTATATTGTTGCTCGGGTGCTTGACGTTTCATTGCTCCTTCAAGATCTCCAAACTCTGTATCTATAGGTATAGCACTGTCAATGTCGGCGTATACTCGATCCATTACATCGCTGGTGTCACTCCAGCTATCACTGTACTTAGACATAGCATCTAACTGTTTGTTAGTTAACTTTTCTATTTGACCGTCTAGTTGTTCAGCTTCGTCAAATATCTCATCCCATTCTGTACTGCTTCTTGCCATACCATCGTTCATTATATCTTCAAGTTCTTGACGACGTTTACTAGCAAACTCTAGAGCATTAGCAGTTTGATCTATAATATCCATTGGCATTGCTTCTTGTAGATCAGTTGCCATTTTAGCCACTACATCATCAAAGTTAGCACCAAACTCATCAAACGATTTTTCAAATGGTTTTGCTAGTTCTGCCATGTCTGGACCTTTAACTGTAGTAGCAGTGCCGCCGCTAACTGTAGTTTTAATATCTTGAGATATTTTGTTAAGGTCTAAACTAGGAATTTTAGGCATTTCAAACTTGGGCATTTCCAATTTAGGCATTTCTAATTTGCTAGGCATGCCTGCTGTTATTTTGCTAAAATCTAAATTCTTTGATAAGTTACTAAATGCACTAGCAGCACCTTTGTCCATCATACCTTTAGCAAGATTCATCTGTTGCTCGCCATTTAGAACAACTTCACCTGGTTTAGTAATTTCTAATATTGCACCAACATCTTCAAACATCTTGCCAGCACCATAGGTACCGCCTGAACGTTTTGCAGGAGTTACTGCATCTACTAATTTTTCAGCACCTTTGCCCACATTACCAGATATTGCTGCTGCTTGATAGCCAACAGCATTCATTGCACTGCCTCTGGGTGCTTCATTATTTTCGTACTGCGCTCTGCCTTTGTTTAACTCTCCTTCTGTTGCACCAATATTTCCTTTTTCTCTAGCGCCTGGAATAAATGCTGATCTTGCACCTAATACTGTATCAGCTAGTTTGTTTAGTGCAGGATTTAAATCTTTCTGGATGGGAACAACTAGGCTATTTTGAATAACACTACCGGCATCTTTAAATCTCTGTTCAGCATTGACCATGGCTTTAGTTGCGCCAGTTGATGCATCTTGTTCTTTAGTGGCTTTCTCAATAGCCATTTTTCTTATTTCTGCATCGGACTTACCTTTATTCTCAGGATCTTTCTTTAACAATTCAATGTTATCAGCTAGTGCCTTGTTAGCCATGTACAATCTAGCACCAGTTTCTCCAGCGGCACCTCCAAACGTATTCAACATGGCTACATTTTGAAAACTAGCATCTTTATTGTTTTTAGCAGATTCATCCATGGCCCTTGCATTGTGCTCAGCAGCTTTTTCAAAATTACCAGACGCTGCTGCTTGTGCAGCTTTTGCGCTTTCAATACCTGCTCGGCCAGCCATTACCTGTTCATTGGCTGCTTGTTTGCTCATCACCTGACCATAGGTAAATGTTTCTTTAAATGACTGCCCTAATCCTAAAGCTTCAGCTTTGGTATATTCTGCAGTAATCTTTGTTTTGTACTCTGCGGCTTCTTTCTCGCCCATGTTACGAGTAGCCTGCTCTAACTTAATTTGAAAGGCTGCATCTGCTTGCAATTTCTTAGCGCCTTCCATCTGTTCCTGACGACTCTTACCGGTTAACTTGGCAGTTAGGTCCATTTCATTAGCCAAGGCAGTTGCTGATTCAATTGCAATTTTATCTCGTGCTTCGCCTTTTCGCATGCTGTTACCAATCATGCCAGCTTGCAATGCCAGTGTTTCATTTAGATCTTTATTAGTAAGACCCATTTGTCTTAGTCTGTCAGTAGTTTCCCCGTACTGGTCAAACATAACCTTACTGGTTTTAGCAAATTCTACAGCACCTTGATTAATAGTTCCGCCGAATCCTGCTAGGAAGGTTGAGTTCTTGCCAACTATATCAGCAAGCTCTCCCATTTCCATGCGGGTACCAGCTGCAGCGGCGCCCATACCAATAATATCATTTCCAAAAGTAATTCCAGAATTTGACAGCTGCCTCCAGGTACCTATGCCTGCAGCCATTTCTTTTTCTATTCGTTCGTATGCTTTGCCCAGTGAATCTAGACCTTTTCCTGCTGCTGTTATAGTTCCAGTAAACGCTGTGGTAGGACTTTTCATCAGGTCAAATAATGATCCTGCTTTTTCTCCCATAGCAGCATTTGACCCACTACCTTTACTGGTTAGCTTGTTTAATGCTTCGGCTATGAGTTTTGCATCTTCTTTTTCTAGTGCCATTATTGTTTCCTGGGGTAATCTGCGTATATAAATACGGATAATATATTTATCGGAACTAAAAATGAATCATAATCCATTACAGAAGTTTTTTAGACAACCAAAGATCTACATCAGTCTTCCTAGTAAAGGGCTGTACTATGAACCAGGAACACTAGTAGGCGACTATAATAATGTTCCTATTTTTGCAATGAGCGGCATGGACGAAATCATAATGAAGACTCCAGATGCACTGTTTACTGGTGATGCTACTTCAAAAGTAATAGAAAGTTGCTGCCCGTACATTAAGAATGCTAAACTAATGCCAGCTGTTGATATTGATGCGTTGCTAGTAGCTATTCGTATTGCTACATTTGGCGATAAAATGAATGTTACTAAAAAATGCGATAACTGTAGCGAAGAAAGTGACTATGAAATTGAATTAGGTCGTATTCTTGAATACTTTAGTAACTTAAAGTTTGTTAATAACATTAGTATACTTGAAAATTTAACTATTAAAATTCGTCCCTTACAGTACGAAGAAATGAATTATTTTAGTATTGAGAATTTTAAATTACAAAAAACATTATTTCAAACTTCTGACCTGCCCGTAGATGAGCAACAGCAACAAATAGATCAACTCTATAAAAATTTATCAGAATTACAGTTGCAGTTATTTCTAACAGCAATTGAATCAGTTCAAGTAGAAAACGAAGTAGTTACTGATAAAGCATTTATTGAAGAATGGCTTAAAAATGCTGACCGTGAATCATATCAATTGATTAAGAAAAAGCTAGAAGAAAATAAAGAAGTATGGGATATGCCTGTACAAAAAGTTATTTGTGGTAACTGTAATACAGAAAACACTATTGCTGTTACATTGGATCAATCAAGTTTTTTCGTCTAAGGCTCTTGAGACTCACTAACTCTGAAATTGAAGATTATGTTAGACAGCTTGAAGGTGAGACCAAGAGCATCAAAGATGATATATTTAGAATCAGTTGGTATATGCGAGGCGGAGTAAACAGTGTTGATCTATTTCACATGTACTCGTACGAAGATCGCATGATCATGAATGATATTATCAAAGATAATATAGATGCTACGAAGAAAAGCGGTTTAAACTTGGTGTAAATGTTGGGTAAGTAGCACCAGGTTTTTTAGGAATTGCATCTAAAGGATTAGCTTTTCCATTTCGTAATGCACTACCAACTGCATTTACAACTCCTGGATTAGCAAAGAAGTCACCGTCTGTTCTAAGAAATCCATCTTTATCAGTGGCTCTAACTGGTCCTATGGTTATAGAATTTGCGGCATCTTTAGCATCGGCTGCTGCATCAGCCGCAGCACTAGGTGCAATCTTTGATCTAGCAGCATCTGGAACTCCAGGTATATCTTTTCCTGTTTTTTTCTCTAGCCATGCTTCTGCATCGTCAATTAATCCTACACCAAATGTTATTGCTGTAGAGACACCCTTGCCTAATAGTATAATGCTGCCGGCAAACTCTTTTAAAAATGCCTTGCCACTATCAGTTTCAAACCAAAGTAATAATCCAGCGGCGCCTAAACGTCCAAGTGGTTCAACAATTTTACTACCAAATGCTGTAATAATTTTTCCAGGAACACCTAACATAGGCATCATGCTTACTATCTTTCCAAAATTCTTTACTAGTCCTGCGCCAAAGCCTGCAGATAACGCAATACTCAGAGTGGCCATGCCTAGCAATTCTTCTCTAATAGCAATAGCTTCTGCTCTAGCTTCTTCTTCTGACTTAAATCCTTTGAACTGATTTTCTTCTGGAACCGCAGTGCCTGCTTTAATTGCAGCAGCAAATGATTCGAGGTCATCTTCAACTACTGTTATTTTAGTCCAGTAATCATATACATAATATCCAATACCTAATAATGAAATTATGTCAAGTAGTTTAGCAGGAAAACTTTTTACAAGAGCTTGTCCACGTGCTGCCGCATTGCCTACTTCTGCACGTTTAGCAATCATAGCTAGACGTTCTTTTCCTTTAAGACCTTTAAGAGAATACTTGCCCATACCAAATATATTAGTAGCCTGACGGGCTTTCCTAGCAGCTTGTGTAGCTTTTAATGCTTTTCCTCTTTGATAGGCTTTATATGCACCTGTAGCTGCCCCTAAGAATTCTAGAGTAACCTCATTGTTATCAGAACTAGCAGTAATTTCAGTAATCTTCATAGTAGTATATTTATATTATGATGTACTTGCGTACATCTGTTCTTCGCTTTGCTCGAACTATTTTTCTTTTTATTTAATAATGATTAATGCGAAGCATTTAAATATTATCTAGATTGTTCAGTCACACTTTGCCCTTGCGGGCAAAGAAATAAAATCAACATTATCTGAGTTGCACATTTATCACTTAGCGTTACAGCGTTACAGAGGCGGTCATCCGGTACCTCGAGCTGTGTCTTTATTATGACGGCGGCCCGCATGTATACGCTAACATACATGCAAACGTAGGGTATTTCTCCCTTCTTTTTGCCTTTAATTCCTTGAAACAATCAAACCGCGGCAGCTTTGCGATCTTGGTCCTGTAAAGGATACTGATTGAGTGCTCTTAACGGCGAGAGACTACGGATTCCTGCGACCCTGGGTCCAGGTTTCTTCTGTTCGGCACACGAAATTAGCCTGTGCGAGCTTTAACCGTTTAATTGTTTGCCTTTGATATGACTTCCGTGTACACGAACAGCAATGTGTCCATTGTAGTAGTCGTCACTTTCGAGAACACGTCTTGTAAATTGTTCTCTTGCCTCTATGTATGAGCATTCAGCCTTTGATGTGCAGTAGTAAAGTATTTCTCTTTTGAAATTCTCTGCGCCTAGAGTTTCTATATCTTTTGTTAGATGGTCGCTTGAGCCATAGTATTCACGCCAGTCAGAATCAATTTTAGAACGAATCTTCTTTTTCTTCTTTATGCCGTTTTTTTGTTTTACTGTTTTGTAAGTTGTTTTAGAGAATTTTGCTAATTTCTTGCCTATATATTTGCGACCAGTTATGTTATTAGTGATGCAATAAACGAATCCAATACACTCTTCGGGTAGGGTTTCAACTAACGCATTTTGATAATACCATGACATCAACTAGTTAGTATCTGTGCCTTTATCTGCCTGTTGTTTTTGAGCGAGCTGTTGTGCTCTGTATGCGGGTGATTTAATTTTTGGTTTAAGCCTACGTGTTTCTAATATTTCTACTCTAAGTTTGCTGGCAATTCGTCTAATTTCTGACAAATGTGCGCGAGATCGCATACCACTGGCATGCGACTCTGTAGTTGCCCACGTTTGATAGTCTTCAAAGTAAGCTCTAAATTCTTTCAACAGTTGATCGTGCAACTCATCATACTTCATTAATCAATCTCTAAATCATTTGCGTAGCTGGTAAAGCCGTTTTCTTTAATAACCTTAAGCACGTTATTAACACGACCTATTAGTTCATCTTTGTGACTGATTAGATAAATGTTCTTTTTGCGTTCACGTGCCATCTTCTTTAGAACACCTAATGCGTTTTCTACACCGTTTGCGTCTAATCCGTTGTCAATAAGTTCGTCAACAAACAATAAGTTAATGCTTTGATACAGACTTTCCCACACATCACGGAATGCCCAGCTTAATCCTAAGATTAAACGATTACGTTCACCACGAGACAAGTTGTCAAAGTCTAGATCCTGTCCTAATTGTGTGATCTCAACGTTTAAGTCGTTCAAGAAACTTACTTGATGCGGCAACCCCATCTTATCAAGATAGTAGGTTAATCTATTGTTCAAGTAAGCAAGGTTTTGATCTATAATCTTCTTACGAATAAACGAATCCTTATTTGTCAGTAACTTTAACAAGAACTCCTGATGATCCTTCATTGTATTCAACAGATTAACATTATCCCAAGATATTTCTTGAATAGCTGTGTGTCTAAGATCGTCAATTTGTTCTTGATAAGGATCTGTTTCTTGTTGTCTTGTGGCTAATGCAGTTTCTAAACTAGCAAGATTGTTTTGATGCTTCAGTGCTTCTTCAATAGTGTCATAATAAGTCTGCGGTCTACCATTGATATCACCAATGGTTTCTAACTCTTGCATGACACTGGCATAGCTGTCGCTAACACCCTGCAGATAAATCATAGCATCTGCTAGATTCTTCTCAGCTGTTGCAGACATTTCTTCGTGCTTATGTGTATGCAAACCTTGTTCACAAGCAGGACAGGTCTTGTTTTTTAACTGTTCTAGTTCTTTTGTGTATTTGGTTACTGATTTGTCTGCTTGTATTACAGCAGTTTCAAGTGTTGACTTTTCTTTATTAAGACTTTTAATCTTGGCAGCATGTTCTTCATACTGTTTTAACTTGGCATGCTGTGTTAACTCTCGTTCAATGTCAACGCTTTGCAGTTCTGTAATTGAGTCTGCAATTTTTATACAGTCTGTCTTTTGTTGTGCATACCAAGCTGACTGTCTAGTTTCTAATCCAGTAATGCTAATTTGAATCTTGTCGTTAGATTTCTTAGCAGCCTCAATATCTGCAGATTCTTGAAAGATATTTTCTTTTGTTAGTCTAATCTGTTCTTTAAGTGTGTCTGCTTTCTCTGATAACAGAGTAATACCCAACAACTGTTCAATGATCTCACGTTGTTCATTGGCTTTTAAGCTGAGAAACGGTTCTGTATAGGTGTTAAGAGCAACAATATGCTTGAACATATCGTGGCTCATGCCTAACAACTCGTCAATGTCCTTTTGCGTTTCACGCATGTCGCCCTGACTGTCGTCAGTTGACTCTGCGCTCTGCTCTTGATTATTAACATAGAACTTCATGATTGTAGGTTTGCGCCCACGTT